CGGGGCACGAGGCGGACTGGGCGCGCATGTCGATTGACCGCCTGCCCTACGGCTTGCTGAATCCCATGATTGGCCCCGATGGTGCGCCAATGCCCGCCGGTCCTATCGGCAAGATCATGCCGCCTCAGCTATCGCCCGTGCTGGCTGCACTGATCCAACAGTCCAGCAGCGACCTTGCCGAGCAGGGACAGACCCAAGACAACACCACCCAGTCCCGGTCCAATCAGTCAGCCGAAGCATTGGACATTGCCGCAACGCGCTTTGATGCGAAGTCGATCACCTCGATGGACAACATGCGCCAGTCAGTGCAGCGCGAGGGCGAAATATATCTGTCTATGGCGCGGCAGGCTTATTACGAGCCGGGCCGCGAAGTCGAGACCATGCAAGAGGATGGCGAGCAGGGAACGGCCACCTTGCATGAGGGCGTCACAGACAACCAAGGCAATTACACAATCCGCAACGACATTGCGCGCGGGCGATACAATGTGATCTCCGACGTAACCGAGGCCACATCGACGCGCCGCGATAAAACGGTTCGCGCGTGCATGAACCTTGCATCCTTGGCCACCGCAGCACAGGACTTTGACACCGCTAAAGCCGCGCTGACAACCGCCGTGCTTCAGATGGACGGCGAAGGTCTTGATGATCTTCAGGCATACATGCGCAAGGGTGCGCTTCAGATCGGGTTGGTTCAGCCGACAAAGGAAGAGCAGGCGGAAGCCACCAAGGCCGCGCAGGAAGCCCAGCAGAGCCAGAAGCCCGATCCAGCCGCAGAGGTTGCGCAGGCGCAAGGGACGGCGCTGCTTGCCAATGCCAAGAAGGATAACGCGCTCGCTGACAAGGCTGTTGCGGACACCGCGCTGTCCCATGCCAAGGCGGTCGCAACGCTATCCACCGCGCACCATGCCGGGCAGGCCGCGCCGCACGATATTGCCGCCACGAAGATGGATATGCTGGGGCGGCACATCGAAAGCCTGTCCAAGCTCGGCGTCATGGCAAACCAAGCCAGCGTATCTCCGGGCCATACGCCTACCGCACCCGCTGCCGCCAAGGCTCCGGTGCATCCCATTCATTTGCACGTCGCGGGCGATGTTATGAACTCGCAAAGCGCCGCCCCGGTTTCGCATGTCCCGAATAGCAACACCCTTACGCCAGCAGATAGCCAGACATTGCTTTAAGCGTCCGGGCCGCTGTTAGCCCCGAGGGAATGGATACGATGGAAGACGAGATCAGCCAGCACGGCGAAGCGGTTGAACTGGAACACGCCGCGCTCGATCATGCGCTCGAACATGATGATGGCGGCGATGCTCACGAGCCGCACGAAGCCGACGATCTGGAAATCGTGATTGATGGCGAGCCGGTTGATGCCAAGCCCGAGCCGGAAACCAACCTCGTGCGCGACATGCGGCGTAAGCTGCGCGAGAAAGAGCGCGAGCTAGCCAAGCTGCGCACTGGCAACGTTGCGGCAGAACAGGAAGATGCGGGGGCGCGTCCAAAGCTGGAGGATAGCGCCTATGACGAGGACGCACATGCCGACAAGCTGATCGCGTGGAACGAGCGCAAGCGCGTCGCGGAGTCCCGCAAGACCGAAGCGCAGCACGAGGCGGAACGCCAGCGCGCCGAATGGGACGCGGAACTGGAGACGCACCGGGCGCGGTCCAAGGCGCTTGGTGCGCGCGACTATCAGGACGCCGAAGATACCGTAACGGACGCCATGAACCCTGTGCAGCAGGCTGTGCTGGTCAAGGCGTCCAAGGATAGCGCGGCCGTGATCTATGCGCTCGGGCGCAACCCCGCGCGCCTTGCTGAACTGGCCAAGATCGCGGACCCGATCAAGCTGGCCGTCGCCATTGTCAACTTGGAGGGCAAGATGAGCATCACCCGTAAATCTGCACCACCCGCCCCCGAGCGCGCCGTGCGCGGCTCTGCACCGGCATCATCGGGCGTGGACCGCGTAGCACAGCGGCTGGAGACCGATGCCGAGCGCACCGGAGACTATACCGCATTGTTCGCACACAACCGCGCGAAGCGGGCGAAATGACGCAGCGGCCCGTGCGGTACACCCCAAGCCAAGACGTGGGCGTCATCGGCTATGAACTCCGCAAGCCAATCATGCGTGAGTTTCTATTCCTTGGCGGCGAAATGGACGGCCAGCGCCTGCTGCTTAATGCCAATGGGCCGACATATGCCGCGTCAGGCTGCGCCGGACTTCCGCCTCGCTATGTGGACTTCCCCGACGCCGCGCCGGAAAGCGGCTGCTATAGCCGGTTGCAATTGAACGGCGATATCCACGTTTATCTTCAAAACCGGCTTGGCTATTCAGCCGCGATGTCCCTTGCAATGGCGTTGCTCGTAGCAGCATACACCCCCCTTGCGCAGCACGTAACAACTGTGGCATAAGAGCAACAGGTTTCCACCGGACCTTGATCGGTGAGTGCATAGGACGGGAGCCGCCACGGCGAGGCCCGGCCCACGAAGGCCCCGGAGACGGGGCGCACTCACCCCTCATCCGTGGAGATTCCCAGTGGCAGGTCCCAACGCATTTTCCAAGCAGGAAACCGTTCTCTTCGACCAACTTCTTGAAGGCTATCAGGGCGCGACCGTCGCCACCCGCATGGCAACCGTCGCCAAATTCGATCAGGTCACGATGGAGCGCACCGGAGACATTATCTGGTTGCCGCAGCCATTTATCGGCACGATCTTTTCGGGTCTCGACCAGACCGCCAACTTCAACGGCCAGACGCAGCTTTCCGTTCCGGCCGTGGTCAACAAGTCCTATTCGTCGCCTTGGGTTCTGTCCGCGTTGAATCTGCGCGACCTTCAGCAGGAGGGCCGCCTCGCCCACGCCGCAACGCAGCGCTTGGGATCGCAGATCGATACGGACGTGATGGCTGCCGCGTGCACTTACGGCGCAATCGTGGTCAAGCGCACCGTTGCCGCCTCTGGATTCGATGACGTTGCCCAGTGCGATGCGTCGATGACGGAACGAGGCATTCCTTACGAGGATCGCAAGCTCGGCCTGTGTCCGCGCGACTATAACAACATGGCGAGCAACCTTCAGGTCGCCGCCCGTTCGATTGATAACCCGCTGTCCAAGACCGCATACGAGCGCGCCAAGATCGGCTCGGATATTGCCGGGTTCGAGGCCTTCAAGATGCCATTCACCACGCGTCTCGCCGCCGCGACCGGTGTAGGCGTGACGATTACCAACACGCAGCCGCTTTACTACACCCCGGTTGCAACCGTGCTGACCACGGGCGTCGGCTCGCTCAATCAGGACAACCGCTTCCAGACGATCTCGATCAACGTGACCAGCGGCACCGTCAAGGTTGGCGATTGCTTTACGGTTGCGGGTGTCAATGCTGTGCATCACATTCAGAAGGCCGACACAGGTTCGCTCAAGTCGTTCCGCATCGTGGCGATTGTCACTGGCGCGGGCGGCACGGGAACGGTGCAGATTTGCCCGCCGATTATCTCGGCTGGCGGCGGCACCATTGCCGAAGTGCAGTATCAGAACGTGCTTGCATCGCCCGCCAATGGCGCGGTGCTTACGTTCCTGAATACGGTGACTGCGAACCTTAACCCCTTCTGGCAGGGCGATGCGGTTCAGTTGCTTCCCGGACGTTACCAGCCGCGTGCTGATAGCGGCTTGGCCGTCATGAGTGCCGTGACGGATGAGGGGTTCCAGTTGGTCATGACCCGGCAGGGATCGATTAACGACCTTTCGACCAAGTATCGTCTTGACAGTTACTACGGCGTGCTCGCCGCGCAGCCCGAGATGATGGGCATCACGTTGTTCAACCAAATCTAGTTTTCCAAGCTGGCCCGGGCTGTAATGGCCCGGGCTTTCACTTCGCAGGAGAAAACAGAATGGCTGCACCAAACCAACCTTTCTCGGCCCAGCCCGGCGCGACGAAGAATATTGCCGTCGGCACTACGGACTCGTTCGTTACCTTTCCCAATTCGGTCAATGACGGTCGGCCAAAGAACGTTGTCATGCTGGTAGTCGGTTCGCAAACTGTATTCGTGCGTATCTCCGATGCGACCGATCTGACAATTGCATCCGTTACGGCCGACACGCCTATTCCCAACGCCTTCCGCTATTCCTTTACGGTTGGCTTTCAGGGTCCTTTTACCGTTCACGCCATTGCGGCGGCGGCGGGTTCGACGCTCTACATCACGCCGGGCGATGGCTGGTGAGCGCGCCCGAGTTCCCCAAGATGCTCTATCGCCCCGGTGCTGATATGCAGTGGGACAATCGCGGCGTGGATACGTGCGTGGTCGCGGATGCTCAGGAGCAGGCCGATGAACTGGCGGACGGCTGGTTTGCCGATGCGGTAGCGTTGTTTGATGCGATCGATAACCCCGCGTCCAAGGTGAAGGGCAAGGGGGCGTAAATGCCCTCCACCTCGACCAAGCGCACCATCGTTAACATGGCGTATGAAGAGGCGTCGCTGTCGGGCTATGAGTTCGACATTACGCCTGAAGAGCAGGTGTCCGCTCTACGCCGTCTCGACGCACTTATGGCCGAGTGGAGAGCGCAGTCGATCAATCTGGCCTACAACTTCCCCGCCACGTTCGGCGCGGGTGGGCTAGACGATCCTTCGGGTATTCCAGATAGCGCGGTCAACGTCGCCGCGATGCAGCTTGCGATCCGCATCTTCCCGATGTTCGGCAAGCGCACCAGTGCAGAGACACGCTACGCCTTGGCGCAGGGCTTGAACGCGCTCCGTGCATCGACGGCATTCATCCCGGCGCTAAACCTCCCGCGTGGCACGCCATTGGGGCAGGGCAACCGCTACAGCACGCTTTGGCAACCCGCTGCACTTGACGACCAGACGCCGCAGAATCCAACGCTGGCGGCCCTCACGCTCACGTTGGCGGCATGTGTGGGCACGGCGGGCCTGAACACCATCATCCTCGGCAATACGCCCGGCTCGATCCTCACGCTAACCCAATCCGGTGCGCTTTATTCGCTGACAAATGCCGTAACGAACGTGTGGAACCTTGTGCGCATCGCGTCGCCCAAGGTGACGCCGACCGAAACCGTGATTGTGATCGAAACGCTTGGTGGAGCATTCGGCTCGCCCAATCCCGCGCTGCTTACGGTTGCGATTAGCTAGAATGGCCCGCGTCCCCATCCTTCGCGGCATTTACGGCACGCAGGCGGCGGAATTCGCCGTTTCCTACCCGGTCAACCGCGAGCCTGTGGTGCTCGAAAGCGGGTTGTCGAGGGGCTTTCTGCGCACCGCGCCGGGCATAGTGCCGCTTTGCACGGCTGCGGGGGCGGATCGGGGCGGCATTGCATGGAAAGGCACGCACTATCGCGTCATCGGGACTAGCTTCGTGTCAATTACTGTCGGGGGCGTGGTGAACGTCATTGGCGCGGTGGCGGCGGGCGGAACGTGCGCGTTCGATTACGGCTTCGACAGGCTGGGAATCAATGCCGGAACGTCGCTCTATTATTACAACGGGAGCGCGCTTTCTCAAGTCACGGACAGCAATCTCGGTGTCGTGAATGATATGCTCTTTCTGGCCGGGTATTTCATCACCATCGACGGTCAATACGTTGTGGTCACGAACTTGACGGACCCCGCCACTGTCAACCCGCTTCGCTACGGCGCGTCGGAGTCGGACCCGACCGGGCCTCAGGCTATTCGCCGCCGTTCCGGGGAATTATGCGTTCTGAACCGTTATGCGACGGACTTTTATTACAATGCGGGCGGAACCGGCTTCCCGTTTCAGCTACTCACGTCGGCAGGATTCGCACGCGGATGCGTCGGACCGCGTGCGCGCTGCGACTACCTCGAAACCTTCGCCTTCGTGGGCGGTGGCCAGAATGAGGCGGTGGGCGTCTATCTCGCGGGCAATGGCACGTCGGATAAGCTGTCCACAAAGGAAATTGACGACGCGCTGAACGCTCTTTCCGCGTCGCAACTGGCGGCGGTGGAACTGGAAAGCCGCGTCGAACATGACGAGCAACGGCTGGTGCTCCACCTGCCCGCGCAGAGCTTCGTCTTCTATCAGGCGGCGACCAAATCCTTTCACGACAAGACTTGGGGCGTGCTCGCATCCGGGGTCAACGCGGATCAGCCCTATCGTGGACGCCATGCGGTGCTCGTTAACGGATCGTGGGCAGTGGGCGATGCGAACGGCAACATCGGCACGCTTTCGATGGGCATTTCCACCCATTTCGGCGCAGTCACGGGCTGGCGGTTCGACACGCCACTGCTGCAAGCGGGCAGGCGCTTTACGTTGCTGCGCGCCTCGCTGATCGGGCTTCCTGGCAATGCGCCCGCTGGTGTCATGCCCGCCATTTCGCTGTCTCTCACATCGGATGGGCGCACTTGGGGGCAGGAGCGCTGGGCCGCGACGGGTGCAGCGGGCGACCGTGACCGCAACGTCCAGTGGCGTCCTCGCCGCCGATTTTCAAACTTCGCCGGGATGCGCTTTCGGGGCGCGGACGCGGGGATGATGCCGATTGCTGACTTGGACGTAGACATCGAAGAAATGGAGAGCTGACATGGCAAATAACGTAAAGCTAAGCCCTGCGGAAAAGACCGCCCTTGCGACAAAGCTGAATACGGACATCGGCATTAACGCAACCGTAAACATTTACGGCGGCACGCAGCCTACGGACCCGAGCGTTGCGGCGGGTTCTTCGGCGTTGGTGACATGGGCGATGAACGCCA